TCAGAAGATCCACCAGTGCTTATCATAATTGACTTGCTTGGAAAGCCTAGGCGGTGGTTGTCAAATCTCATCCACCTTGCCCAAGCATCTAATAAATAAAGTATCCTAGAAATAGGTAGGCTCATTCGCCACCTTCGTAGATAGTGTTGCTGTAATTGCTAGAGTATTGCTCATAACCGCTCTTACCGCCAAAACTAACATTAGGAAAATCCTCTGCCTTATATTTTTTACTGCTATTAATTTTAAGATCCTTAATGCCCTTACCATGATTAAAGTAATCAGTTAAAGCGCACCCTTTAGGTTTTTTGTAAGCAGTATTTCTACTCATCTTTTCGCTAAGTAAAAGCTCAGTAGTAACTAATGTTCTAATAACTGCAAACACTGACTGATAATTCATACCAATTTCATTTGCAATCTCTGCTGTGTGCTTTTTATCATCCCCAATAGTATCAAGAATTAAATCTGCCAACTGCGCCCTTTTAATCTTTCTACCATCATCAAATGTAAAAACATATTCGTTATCTTGTGCTGCTAATCCTTCTGCCATAATATCCTCCTAAGATACATCCGTTATAAAAGACTTCCATCTACCTTCAACCTTTGCCCATCCTTCTACTAACAACGTAAGGTTTGCGTTTCTAAGGTGAGGGGTATATTCACTGTCAGCTATTTTGTTTTCCCTTGCCTTCATATTTCCTTTTGTTGTTACTTGAATAAAATGAAGCTCACCATCTTTAGATACTCCCAAGATATCAAAATTCCATAAATCTTGACGAATGCGTGCAAATGGATTCCATTTTTCTACTACTTGAACTAAAGCGTAGTCACCGCTTTCTTTCATGCGTTTAAGAGTTCTCTGTGTCGGTGATATCGCCATCATTTCTCTCCCTTATTGATTTCTCATGATCTTCCTTTACCATCTCATCTCGCCAAGCAACTTTTTCTATATGATGCTTAACAACAGCTCCGTTTTGTTCAAACTGATCTGAGTTAGGTTTTGCATTAAATATACGATCCCAATTATCTTGTAACTTTTGATCGCTAACTAATCCCTTTGGTCTTCTTCCGCTGCCTTTTCCCATGCTGCCTCCCATGATTGCCACGCAGATTCTGTATGCGTGCTTGAATATGTATTTTTAATTGGAATGTCTGTTAAAGTTAATTCTTCATCAACAAATAACTTACATCCAACATCTTTTTTTAAATTATAATTATGTTCTTTTGCCCATAGAATAAATGCTTTTTCTTTATTCATTACAAGTCCTTTTTATTTTACAAGCATCAAGTATATATTTATGTTTAAAGTTATCTGGTAAATTTATGTTTTCTTTGTGTAAACATCGTGTTTCTTTTGGTGTTTCAAGTATATAGTTTTTTATATACTCATGAGCTTCAACGCACGACTTAAATGTGCCAACATAATGCTCGTCAAGACAACAGCTATTATTACCAGCCTCACTACCTACTGCTACCATCAATATAAATTCAGCTACCATACTTCCTCCTAATAACTAATGATTCCTAGTGGTGTTGTTTCAATAACCGTTAGTTCATTGCCATATACAAATGTTTTACCGGTGTTGCTTGGAGTTATCTCTAACCCTTGTGAACCGTTTTGATCTACAATTACCCTAACCTCTTGTGCATTGTCTACAATAGTCAATTGACCATCATCAGGACTGAAGTAATTTACTGACTCAGCTAAAGCTATTGGTGCATAAAACAATCCAACTAATAATATTTTTTTCATAACATCTCCTTTAATATGTGTTTTATAACTTCTACTGTCCATCCATCTCCTAATAGGCAAGCAGCTTCGTTTTGTGTTAGGCTATCTGTATAGCCTTTTGGAATAGTTTGACAATATTCCCTTTCCCTATTGTTCATATACCTTAATCCATTGTATAAAGATAAATCCATACTTTTTATAAGCACATCTATTTCTTTAGCACTTTTCCCTTTAAAATTTAAATCAAAATGAATTTTAATATTATTGAAATGTTCTTTATTTTTAAATATTAATGTAGTAAATCCGGTGTTAAAATATCTGTGTGCCATTTTAATTGGTGTAGATAATGGTCTAGAATCGCTTTCTAATAAAGTTCTAGCTTTTTTTCTATCAGAATATCCGTTTTCTAAAAAATTATTTAATTGTAATTTTGTGTCTTTTATTTTTTTTACATTAGGAATGTTTGTCCAATATAACCTGTGTCTTAAATGTGGAGAAACAAGTTCTGAATTTATAACTATTGGTTCATAACCAATTTCTTTACTTATTAAGTCTTGATGTTCTTTTTTCATTCTTACATTTTCAAGGAGAAAATATTTAGGTTTACATTCATTTAGCAGCCTAACATATTCATAAAATAAACCTGACTTTGTACCTTTTATCCCTAATCTTTCCTTGTTTGCTCCTGAAAAATCCTGGCAAGGACTACCACCTATTAATAAATCTATTTGAGGGAGTTCATTAGCTTTAATTTTTGTTACATCTCCAAGCCTATAATCTTTGTCTTGAGGATAGTTTTCATTTGCTACTTTTATAGCGTATTCTTTTATTTCGCTACTATAATATTTATCAACTTTAAATCCTGCTCTTTCTAAAGCTATTCTTCCACAACTCATTCCATCAAATAAACTTAATACATTCATAATATCTCCTATAAATTATCTAATACCCATTCTAGCATTTCACTTTCTTTTCCGTACTTTTCTATCCAAGTCTTTGGACTTGTATGAAACCCATCTTTGCCTAAATGATGATGAAAACAAACAGGCAGTACCATGAAATGGCTATTTTTCTGACCAATTCCCATACCCTCCCTAATGTGGTGTAAGGTTGCAGGAGGCGGATCAGATACATCATGATACTTACGACAAATGCAACAACCAAACTCTGACAATTTGTTTAGCCATTGACGTTCGTCTTTAGTTTTACTTTTCTTTTTACTCATCATCTTCCCTAAATCTAAATCCATATTGCATCGCCCAACTCTGGATATTTTCTTGATACTCCACCATTTCTTTTGTGTTGAGTTGTGATGTGCTTTTTACTTTAATAATAGTTTCACCACCAACTTCAATCTCAGATGATAAGAATTTATATTTCATTAGCGCATCCATCTCATCTTCTTCGTAACCAATGTAATCACCAATGGATCTTAACAGCTTCCAATACCTAGAATTTTGATCAGTAGTTCTGTTAAATTTATATTCACTCAACTGCATTCTCCAAGGTTTGGTAAAGTCTAACCCTTTTATCATGTCAATGATATTGTTTACGTTATCTTTTGTTATGGTTTTTTTGACGACCATTTTTTACCCTCCACTGTCTAACTGATTCGTCCCAACCAGAAGATTTATAAACACCACCATCTTCTAGTTTAATACGATAATTAACATCCATACCAAATTCTTTAATTATCTCTTGAGTAAAACTTTTTAAATCTTTTTTATTTTCAGACATAATATTCCTATAAGTAAGTAAGTGATTCTGGATTAAAATCAAAATTCCAATGACCCTCATACTCGTAGTGTCTTTGCTTAACTAAATACAGTTGTGCATCTGGAATGTTTACAAAATCCTCTTGAGTAATTTGACCCAACTCTAAGCGCTGATCTCTATGAGTTCTATGAACCACAAACACGTTGTCCACTAAATTGGTTATGTGAGTTGACCCTGATACAGAATGTTTAGTTGGAGCATCTGTGTATTCACTGTTAGATTTTTTAGAATGAGCTACCACAAATATATGAATATTTAAATCTCTAGCAGCAACACAGATACGATCAATAAACTTCTTCTGTCCTTCGTAATCATCTTCAGCAACTCCACACTTCATGAGTGAGTCAACAATCACAATCTTGCAATCAAGAACTTCAGCAGAATAGTAAATTACGCTAATGATGCTCTCAACTCCAACTGTCCCTTGCTGATCGTAAAGATAAAGCTTACCATCAAGGCTGTTAATCTTTTCCTCAATAAACTCATTGCTTGGTAATCTTGACCCAGACATTTGTCTTAGTAGTCTTGCTAGTGAAGACCTTGGTTGCAACTCAAAAGATGCAAGCATGGTCTTGTAATCTTTTTCCAACAAACCCAAGCTCATCTGGCTAAGTATCATTGACTTACCTGATCCAGAGAATCCAGATACTATTGATGCTTCACCTGGACGAACTCTAAATCCATCGTAAGTTTTTTCCCACGGTAGTGTCACACCTTTATGGTAATCACCATTAAAATATTCCTGTACCTGTTCTATATAGCTTGATGGATTGTGTATGTTTGTATGCTCATCATTATCTCTTGTGGCAAAATAACTTTGAATCTCAGCCTCCCTTACAATCATACCTTTTACTTTATCGTTTAGCGTACTCATAACCCTCCCTTATTAATCTGACTGACTCTAACAATCTCTTACGGTCACTTTCTTCTAAAGGTTTACCTTGAGCAAGTTCAGCTGCAGCAACTGCTACCAAAAGAACTTCATCTTGTAAACTTTTAAGTACCGCAAAAGGATTATATATTTTTCCTAATGGTTTTAATAGGTCTTTTCTTTCTGGGACAATATCATCCAGATCTAAACCTACTGCTCCAAGAATAGATGTAATGTCACATCCTGCAAAACAATGCATAAGAACTCTACCATCATCAGCAAACTTTATAGAAAGACTTGCTAAACGATCTTCATGCGCTGGACACAAACAGTTGTAAGAATTACTTTTAGTAGTTTTACTTACCTTACTAAAATGTGAAAGTAGTGAAATGTTCATCTCCTCTCCTCTCTTCTACTCTCTTCTCCTCTACTCTCCTCTCCTCTACTCTAGACGAGGTATATACTTTGTCTAGGATTATCCAGTTACCTAGTGATTTTAGGCTACTTTCAATGTCTTCAACTGACCTTCTTAGTCTAAAGGATATAACTTTTATTTCTGGAAGTTCTCCGTTGTGTTGACTTGCTAAACACCATAGCTCAATCAGTGCTAATTTATTCTTATCACTTAGCTCTGCATAATCTACATCATTAAGAAGATCACCTCCATACAACTTAAACCAATGCATCTTTTTATTACCTTTGGGATTTTTAAGTTTGTAGTGCTGATGCCTATCCCAGTTCTTAATTTTCAAAATAAACACTCCTCAGTTTTATCCCACCAATCTGGTAAGGATGGTTTTTCTTTTCTTGGTCTTTTTGCTACCTGAATAATTTTACAATCAGGTTTGTTCTGACAAAACCATTTTGCTTCTTTTTTACTTTGAAAAGCCATTAATGGATCTCCAGTAAAATCTAAAACTTGATGTGTAAATAATCTAGTCATCTAATTTTAAAATTGTCTTAACCTGAAACTGACGAACCTTTGGTATTTCTGCATTAGGAGTTTGCGCCCATTTAGATACAGCCTGAACTGATACGTCTAACTCCTTGGCTAACTCTCTCCGACTGTTGTTAAACATTTTTATTACTTCTTTATATTTCATAACCTCTCCTAAAATTGCCTACTAATCAGTAAGTCCCTCCACATTACTACCAATCAATTTAGTTGTCAAACACTTTAGTGAAATAATTATTTAAAATAAATGAAATAAGTTGTTGACAACTTTGTTTAAATAAAGGATACTTCTTTTGTAGGTTAAATAAACAACAAAGGAGATTTAAAATGGAATGGACAAAAGAATTAGAAGAACTTTACCAGTATATGTTTGAGCAACAACCATCAGAAGTTGAGATGAATCAAATGGCATCTGAGTATAAGGAGGCAAGCAATGGATAACCAACTTTTTAAAGTTTACGATGAAGCCAACGATCATGTTGGATACATGGTTTATATAAATAGATATGTATATATTCCAAAGGTAGACTACGAAGCCTTAGCTCCAATTTCTTTGTACAACAAATATAAATCACCACTAACGGAGAAACTGTAATGGAAAAAACAGAAAACTTTTTTTACGATAGGCGTGATGGATTTTCTCTTAGCCTATTAGTAACTAATGGAAATAAGTGGGTTACTTTTGCTAGGCGCAGATACATTTCTGATGGCATAGAATTACAAACAGTTAAGGTTGCTAAAGATGACTTTAAAAAATATTGGAGTCCAGTATCTCTTGAATGGCAAGGAATGCAAAAGCTACAAACAAGAATGAAGTGCCTTAAAATGATGTTAAGAAAAGCTGATTACGGAAACCTTAAACATAATAATTTGTACAAAAAAATAAGAGACGAAATTAAAAGTTTGAAACAAAATTAACAACGTGTTACAATAAATTTTTTAAAGGAGATGTTTATGAAACAACTAAAAACAGTAGACATAAAAGGTAAAGCTTATGTCATGGTCAACGAACGTATAGCTCACTTCCGTGAGTTATACCCACAAGGAACAATCATTACTGAGTTGCTATCATCTGTTGATGGCACTCATACTTTTAAAGCTACAGCAATTAATGATGGTACGATTTTGTCTACAGGTCATGCTTCTGAAAAAGATGGATCTACCTTTATCAATAAAACTTCAGCATTAGAAAATGCAGAGACCAGTAGTGTCGGAAGATGTTTAGGCATACTTGGAATTGGTATTGATGCTTCTATAGCATCTGCTGAAGAAGTTGGTAACGCAGTAGCGCAACAAGAAGCTACCCCATCTAAAGAAAAAATCTCAGACGAACTTATCTCTAACGTAAAGAATAATATGGAAAGAGCTCATAAAGAAGGATCACTAAAAAAGTTCTTCTTTACTCTTAGTCCTGAGATTCAAGAAGTTGTTAGGGAGTACGCTAATGAGCTCAAATCATCTAAAGGATAATCGCAGACATAATGTTGTAACTGCTAGTCAGGGTTATGACATCATTGATAAGCAAGTTCCTAAATGGGAAGAGTACACATTGTTGAAAGCTCCTTTTCAGGGCAATGAGATGACTGCTTATGGCAATGAATTTGAATCAACTGCATTGTCTGCAATGGAAGTTTATTTAGATGAGATCTGCAAAGAAGGTAACGAGTTTCATGTTCATCCATCAGAGCCTATAGGCGCATCAGTTGATGGTTGGATTTATGACCCAGAGATAGATATGGATATAGGGATTGAATTGAAATGTCCCTACACCCAAAAGATTTACCCAAAGATACCAGACAGATATTGGTATCAGGTACAACTACAATGCTTTACTCATGGAACGCCTTATGGTTGGTTCGGTGTTTGGACTCCTGAGGAATTTCATGCAGAAAAGATTGTGTACGACCAAGAGTTCATTGATTGGTATTTGCCTTATGCTCACCAGTTCTTAGAATATGTTGAGACTAATACAAAGCCAAGTAGATGGAAAAAGAAACCAGTTTATCAACCAAAGGAGAAGTAAAATGAAAACAGTTAATCAAGTCTTAATGACCAATGACTATACTATTTTTAGTTATATATCAGGAAACAGGGACGTAAATGATCTACACATTAAACGTCTAAAACAATCTATGGAAGAGAAGTACATAACTGTTCCAATTATTGTAAATGAAAAGCATCAGATTATTGATGGGCAACATAGGTTTCAATCTGCTAAAGAGTTAAGCAAGCCTATCTATTATATTAAAGTTGGAGGTTTAAATCTACCAGACGTTCATCGTTTAAATACTAATACTAAAAATTGGACGTGTGATTCTTTTTTAGATGGTTATTGCAATTTAGGAAAAGAACAATATTTGATCTATAGAAATTTTAAAGAAAGATTTGGGTTTGGTCACAATGAAACTCAAGCTTTATTATCCAACAAAAGTCGTATGGGAGGAACTAGAAACATAAAATTTAAAGATGGTACTTTTGTTATTGAGGATCTTAATTTAGCTACAAGAAATGCAGAAAAAATATCTATGTGTTCTAAGTATTATGAAGGTTATAAAAGAAGATCATTTGTTTATGCTATGCTAGATTTGTTTGGCAATGAAGATTATAACCATGCAGAGTTTTTAAATAAGCTATCGTTTCAGTCAGTTAAATTACAAGACTGTACAACGATAGATCAGTATTTGGTTTTAATAGAAGAGATTTATAATTTTAAAAGAACTAAAGCAACCAAAGTAAGATTTTATTAAGGAGAATTAGAATGGCTGAGTACAACAACAATAATCGTATGGCAATATTTGCGGTTAAAGAAAAAAAGAATGATAAGTCACCTGACTACACCGGAAGCGTTACTATTGCTAACATTGATTTTGATGTTGCGCTATGGAAAACTGTTAGTAAAGGTGGTCTGACTTATTTAAGTGGTCAAGTAAATAAAAAGGAAGATCAACCAGTGGCATCTAGTGCACCAGTTACAAATACTGTTGAGGATCTTGAAGACATCCCTTTCTAGGGATTATGGTTACACTGCCCTCAAGGTTAAGTTAGTTTGGAATTGGTCTAAGCTAGCTTACATTGAGAACTTGAGGGTTAGTGTATTACAAGTATTACTTGTTCATTACATACATTGTTACTTCAAAGCCAAATCTCATTTCTGTAGCTGATGGTTTTGTCCACATAGTAGTAGTCC